TCGATGATCGCGCTGCGCTGGTCGTCGTCGGTGATGCCGGCGACCAGGTCGAGATACTCCTGCGTGGTGCCCGGCACCGCTTCGCCGAGCGCGCCGAAGGAAGCCTCCAGCAGGCCCTGCAGCAGCGGCCGCAGCGTGGCCTCGTCCGGGATGATGGTGCTGTAGAACCCGGCCAGCGCGTTGTTCTCGCTGATGCCCCGCAGCGCGATCTGCAGGTCGGTCAGTTGCTCGACCGTCTCGCCTGTGGCCGCGCCGGCTGCCTCCATGATCTGCAGGTACTGGTCGACCTGCGGCGAGAGCGCCAGCAGCGCGGTGCGCAGGTCGCCGGTCGTCGAGTCCACGAAGTCGAACCAGGTCTCGCGCGTGCGGAACGACTGGAACACATCGGCCGGCACGTCGATGGCCTGCAGCGACGCCTTGATGGACGCTTCCAGGCGCTCGGAGAGCGCACCCTCCGGGCCGAACGCCCGCAGGAACGCGCCTTCGTCAGAGCCCAGCAGGCGGAGGCGCTCCACCAGCGTCGTGACCGTCTCGGCCGTGTCCTCGGACACCTCCGTCAGGCTCGCCAGCGTGTCGCGGGCGTCCACCAGCGCCGGGATCAGGTTGAACACCGTCACCGCGTTGCGCTGCTGTTCGTCGGTAAGATCCTCCCAGGCCGAGCGGGTCTCGTTGACCCACGCGATGATCCTCTCGTTCGTCACCGCGGCGATCGCCTGCGGGTCGATGTCGAGCGCGTCGCCGATCTGACCGGAGACACTGGCAAGCTTGCGCTGCGCGTTCTCCACCGGCGTGAGCACGGCCTGCCAATACGCCTCCCACTGCTGCTCGGTCGGCTCGATGACGTCGGCCACGCCGGCGATCGTCTCGCCGAGCTTCTGCGCCAACTGGTCGAGGCGCACCCACTCCGGAGCGACCTGCAGCAGCGTCGCGTACAGATTGCGCTGCGCCTCGTCGTTCAGATCCAGCCCGTCGATCAGCCCGCGGAACGCCTCCTTGGTCGCCGGCAGTTCCGCACCGGCCGCCGACAGCGTGTCGCGCAGGTTCTCGATGCCGATCTGGTAGCGTTCCTGGTCGGTGTAGAAGTTTTCGAACACGAACCCTAGCTGGCCCTGCAGGCCCGCGAGCCCGCCGGCGGCGTCCAGCAGCGCGACCTGCGCCTGCTGACTGGCGGCGGCCAGGTTCACGAACGCATCGTCGAACAGGTCGATCCACGAGAACGCCTGCCCGATCTCGGTCACCCGCGCGATGACGGCGTCCAGTTGCTCGGCGGTCGAGGACTCCAGAGAGACGCTGCCGAGGACGTTGTCGACGACGTCCGGCAGGTCCGAGGCCCGCAGCGCCGCGATGATCAGGCGCGAGACCTCGAGCGTGAGACCGGCCTGCAGCGCCTCCTGGTCGCGCCCGAAGTCGAGCGTCGTGGCACGGTAGACGTCGCCGCTGGCGCTGGTGACGAACGACGACACCCGGTTGCTGGCGGTGCCCAGCGGGTCGGTGTCGTAGCCCAGACCGATGCGCACCTCGTCGCCGATAGTGCGACCAAACGTCTTGAGGGTGGACTGCAGGCCCGAGGTGACGCCGGCCAGCAGGCGCTCGACGCTGGCGTCGGCGCCGCTCGGGGTGAACAGTTCGCGCCCGCCGTCTCCGGCTCCGCGGTCGGCCGAAGCGATGAACCCGCCGCCCAGCGACTCCAGGATGGCCTGGCCGCCGGTTTTCGGGCCGCCAGGGTCGCGCGTACCCTTCCAGATGCTGTAGAGCGCGAGCGCGGCGCCCACCCACGGGATTGCCGAGGAGACGGCCGAGCCCAGCCCGGTCAGTGCGGCGCCGTTGGCACCGACGGCCGTGGAGTACATCGCAGCGCCGGCCTGGTTGGCGACCGACAGTCCGAGCGACTGCCCGAGGCCAGATGTGGCGAACGCGGTGCCGATGCCGCTCAGGCCGCTGCCGATCGACGACAGGCCGCTGAGAAGGTTGCCGCTCGAGCCCAGCACCGACAGCGCCGACCCCGCCGGCCCGCCGAAGATGCTTCCGATCGAACCGGTGATCGGCGACAGCGCCGCGGTCAGGATCGGACGGATGACCAGGTTGGCGAAGATCCCTTTCACCGCATCCCGCAGCGAGGTAAAGATGTCCTTGCCCTGCTCCGCGGCGCGGAAGAACGAGTCGATTAGTGCCTTGTTGATGTCGTCGGCGGTCTTCTGCCACGCCTTCGACGAGTCCTCGGCGGCCTTGACCAGTTCCTTGTTGTTCAGCGCGGTGTTCGCCGCAGTGGCGTTTTCGGTGCGCGCACGCTGCAGTTGCTGCAGCTTGTCGATCAGGTTGGAGATGCGCAGCACCTCGGACAGCGTCTGCGCCTCCCCCAGGCGCTGCTGCAGGCGCTGGATCTCCTGCGCGTCGGCCTCGTTGAGGCGCTCGACCTTCAGCAGGTTGACCGACTGCGCCGAAAGCCCAATCTCTTCGGTCTCCTGGCGCATCTTCGACAGCGACTCATCGATGGCGTCCGCGCGCTTGGCGTCGGCCTCCGCGAGCGCCTCGGCCGCCTTCAGACTGTCCTTGCGCAGGTCTGCCATGAACTTCTCGGCGGCGGCCTGCTCCTCCATCACGTCGGTGGCCTGCGCCATCGCGCGGATCACGGCCTGCCACTGCTCTGGCAGCGAAGACAGCCCGCCATCGGCGAGCGCCTTGTTGAGGATCTCCTGCGCCTTGGAAGTGACCTGCGTCTGGCCAGCGAACTTCGACTGCGCCGCCAGCAGGTCGGTCACGATCTTCTGGTACGCGGTCCCGTAGGTGCGCTCTGCCTCGTAGGACTCGCGGGAGGTCTTCGCGCGGTCCTTGTACTTCTCGTTGACCGCGGCAATGGCCTTGGCGAGATCCGCCTCGATTGCGGCCTGGTCCGCGCCGATTCGCTGCCGGGCAAGCACCGCGTCCGTCTGCAGGCGCGCGATCTCGGCCTGGCGCTTCTGCTCCTTGTCGGCAGACTCCGCGGCGGCCTTGGCGAGGCGCAGGCCCGCGTCCTTGGCGGCATTCTGCTCGCGTGTGGCCTCGGTGGTGAGGCGCTCGATCGACAGTTGCGCCTCGAGCAGCGCCTGCTCGGCGCGCAGCGATGCCAGACTGGCCTCGACGGCCCGGCGGCGATCCGGCGCAATCTGCGACGAGTTCGCGACACGCGAAAGTTGAGCCTCGATGTCTTCGATCTGCTTGCTGACGGCCTCCAGGCGCGTGGCGGTGCCCTGCTCGCGACCGATGTTCAGCATCGCGTCCCAGGCTTCCTTGGCGACGCTGACAATCGCCTTCCACCCGCGCTCGACGGCCCCGAGGTTCTGCTGCAACTGCTTGGTGCGGCCTTCCATCGCGTTGGCGTAGGCTTCCTGCGCCGCGGTGGCCGCCTCCTGCACCTGGCCCTGGTCTTCCAGCGCGCGGATCTGCTTGTAGACCTCCGCGGTCAGGAAGTTGTACTTCTCGTTGAGCTTGGTGATCGCGTCGACTGGCGACTTCCCGAGTTCTTCGAATTCCTTGCGCGTGTCGGCGATCGCCTGCCCGGTCGTGCGCTCCAGCGCCAGCGCAATCTCGGTGAACCGCTCGATGTTCTCGCCAGCGATCTTCGTTGACCCGGCCATCTCGGCGAGCGCCGCAGCCGCTGCGCGCTGGGTGCCGCCCACCGCGTCCAGGCGCACGGCCATGTCTGCCAGTTGGCCAGACGTGAGCCCAGCCGAATTCCCCGTCAGGATCAGCGCGCGGTTGTACGCGGTGGCCTCGTCGGATCCCTGCTTGTAGGCCAGCGCCAGCGCGGCCGCTGCTGCCGCCAGCACGGTGAACGGCGTGACGGATGCGGCAACGTATGACCCGAGGGCCCGCAGCGTGTTGCCGATCCCACCGAACATGTCCTTGAGCTGGCCGCCCTGTTGGATTAAGACCGTAAATGGCGCCTGGCCGCTGAGAAGCGACGTCACGATGTCGGTGACCTGCGGGGCGATGAACCGCATCTGCAACGCGGTATCGCGGGCGTTGAGCCCCAGCGCGCCCATCTTCTGCGACGAGCGTTCCAGTTGCGCGATGAGCGGCGCGGCCTCCTGCGTCACACCGAGCATCGACGCGCGCATCGCCAGCAGTTCGCTGCTGGACTTCCCGATGGCCGCGACCTGGTTGCGCAGCGACTCAACCAGGCGCTGGCCCTCGGTGGACTTGCGCTGCTCCTCGGCGAGCTTTTGCTGGGCCGCTGCGACTTGCCGAATGCTGTCGGCCAGCGGCTTGTAGACCGACTCCGGGATCCCGCGCAGGCGCAGTTGCGCCTCGTAGAACTCGACGGTGCGCCGGCCGCCGGACTGGAACTCGATGCCCAGCCGCTCCAGCTCACTGATGTTGCGCGTGACCGAGCGCGACAGTTCCGCGGTGCCCTTGCCGCTTTCCTGGCGGATGCGCTCCCACTCGGCTTTCGCCGCCTTGCCGGCATCGGAGACGACCGCCCCAAGGCTGGACAGCGACTTCTTGGCGTTCTCGACCCCGGCGGTCAGTCCGTCGGTGTTCGCAGTGATCTCTACCTGCGCCTTACCGACTGTGAGTTCTTCCGCCATCTAGTCGCTCGCTTCCCGAATGGTCTTCAGCGCTTCGGACTCCATCACGCGGATGTCGTCCACCATCTGGTCGTAGGAATCGTCGTCCAGGTGCATGCGGTCGATGAACCGCAGCAGCACGTTGTAGTCGAGACCGGTGAATCCGGACATCGACGTGCGCCACTGCGTGCCCATGCGCACGAACAACTGCACCGCCGCCATATGCTCCGGCCATACGTCGACCGGATCACCGACGACGTCGTCGACCGTCAGACCGAACTGGTTCAGTTCACTGGCCGACGGATCGCGGCGGTACAGAGCCCGCGCTATCGCCCGAAGTTTCCCAGCTTGGCGTCCTGCAGTTCCTGCATGTACCGCACGAAGATCGCCACGCCGCTGCCGGGGAACTGCTCCAGCATCGTGGCAATGTTCTCGGCGGTCCAGGCGTCCTCGAGATCCCAGCCGCTGGCCATCTGCATGACGTGCTCGGCCGTGATGCCGTCGGCATCGAGGTCGATGGCCTCGCGCCATGTCTTGAGGTCGGACTTCGTGCGGTGCCGGAAGGTGAACTCCACCGGCACGCCGTCCTTGTTGCCGGGGACCGGGATCCCGACGGCAAGTTTGAACGTTGGGGATGCGGCAAGAACGAGACGCTGCTTGGCCATGACGGCTCCTTGTGGTGATTGGAAGAAACGGGCCGGCGATCAACCCGGCCCGTGCTACATGGGAACGGCTTACGCCGAGTAGCGAACCGGCTTCGACAGCAGGTTGAACGTCGCCCGAACCGCCGAGACCTGGTTCTTCGACAGCGTCGGCGTCTCGTTGAACGAGACGTACCCGTAGTAGTAGATGACCGAGCCGTCCGGCATCGAGAGCTTCAGCGCGCGAGCGGCACGCGATTCCGCGGCGGCCTTCAGTGCGATGTAGCCGGCGAGCGCCGGGTCGTCGGCGATCGTCATGTTGATCGTCATCGGGCTCGACTGCGTCGGCAACTGGGTCTCGTAGTCCTGCTCGAGGAACGAGTAGGTCACGAACTGCATGTCCCCACCGCTGGTCGTCAGGTCGAGGATCTGCGTGATCTGCGTGAACGCGCTGACCTCCTTGACCGACCCGGTTCCGCTCGTCGCCGGGTAGTCGTCGGTGTCGCTGGAGTCGATGCCCTCCAGTTCGAAGGTGCTCGCCGACTGCTGGTCGACCTTGACGACACGGTCGTTGAGCTTTGCCCAGCCGCTGGTGACGACAACGATGTCGCCGTCGGTCAGGCCGTGGCCGGTGGCGGTCGCGACTGCCGGGTTGGCATTGGAGACCGCGGTGACGGTGATCGGGCTTCCGTAGGTGGTGCCCAGCGAGATGATGACGCCATTGGGGAGTGCGACAGCCATGATTGGCTCCTTTCAGACAAACGATTGAGTGCGCCCGGTGGGCAACAAAAAGCCCGCGCGCAGCGGGCCATCCATCACGCCCTTTCGGGCACAAAAAAGCCCGCACAGGGCGGGCCGTCTTGTTCAGCGTCCGATGTGGTTCAGTCGGTGAACCAGATCGAGAATTCCTGCAGCGTTGCGTACAACTTCGTCTCGGCGTCGTAGGTCGCCCACAACGCGCCCTGCGGCAGCGCACGCAGCGTCGTCGAGGTGATCAGTGAGTCCTCGACGGCGCGCATCTTCGCGGTGGCGTCCAGATAGGTCG